TCAGAACAGGCCAGGAAAGAAGTTCGGTGTGAAGCGGTCGCTGGGGAAAGGCTCACTGAGAAAATCAACCAGAGAAAGATCGCCAGTGACCGTAAAAGCATCATAGTCGATGTTGCGTAATTCAAAATTATTGTACGTCGCCAGCGGCGTATCCGGCTCATCTGACATAATGATTTGGATCGTCACCTGTATCCGCTCACTCCCACTGATCGAGCGGAGATCGTCGATGATGGTTCGATCTACGTTTCCAACCGCAAGCCGGCCTTGCGGGCCGTTGTCCTCGTTGTCATCCGGCAGAACGACTGCGAATGGGAAGGGCGTATAGACCGTGCCATTGCTTGTGATCGATTCCGTGTTGTTCACAAAGCGGTAATCGCCCGATGCGAAATCGCTGTGGTCAAGATCCAGCAGCGCCAGGAAAACCTTGCTGGTGGACTGCGCGAACAGCGCTTGGAGCTGGGCGGTTGTGAGCGAGCGACCCATTACGGCAGGATCTCCAGCTCCAGCGAAACACGCCAATGGCCAAACGCCTTGCCGGTGACCCCCGTGCCGCCGTGTCGAATGGCTTGGAAGTCCGGCGTATCTATCAGCCGCATATCCACCACCGCGCCGTCAACCGGATCGTACCAAGTGAACGAGTCCGCGCCATAGCCCAACGTCGCCGTGTAAAAGGCGTCAAAGGTCTGCCGCTGCGCTTGGCTTAATACCATGGTGCCGCTGATGTAGCGTGCCGCCGCCGTAAACCGGGTGCGCTGCTTATGCGGCCCCGCGTCCATTTCGGTTCGCAGAAACGCCATTTGCATTTTGTCAGATACATCCATTTCCATGGATTGCGGCAGGCTGGCTGGCCAAGTCGCCATTGCTTATCTCCTATTCAACCGTGTGCTGGCCTCGAACCGCTGGCCTATGGCCCGGTATATCTGCCCACCGCCTGCAATATCGGACGCCACGGCCTTACGGATGATGACGTCAATATCCGGCCCATTCTGGCGCGTGTCGACTTCTGCCCCCGCCTGATTGATAATATTCACATTCACGCTAGCGCCGCCGCCAGCGACGCCCAACTTGCCGTCTGGCCCGCGCGTCAATGGCATGATTGCTTCCGGGCCGGCCTCACCCATCAGGCCTGCGCCCTTCGCCATCGGGAAAAGCGTTGGGCGGTTGATGACGCCGCCCTTCGCAAATGGTTTAATCTTACCCCGATCCAACACGCCACCCTTAGCCATGCCCGGACCGATGAACGGAACAAACCCACCGCTTGCCATAACGCCAGCGCCGCTTGCCCCAAGCGCCGCGCTAGCACCATAACCCGCGCCGCCTAAGCCACCGAGAAACCCGCCAATGCCCTTGAACAGCGAGCCGATCAGGCTGGCCTTGCCAAGCCTGGCGTTTTGAATCTCAATCCGAATTAACTCTTGAATGATAGTGGAGGCCAAGCGCTTGAATGCGTCCCCAGCCGATGCCGATCCGGTAATGAATTCGCCGAACGCCGTGGAGATTGATTGCTCTAGCGAATTCATCAAATCTTTCATGCCGCTGAGTTCATCTTGCGTTTGTTTTAACTGCCCAATCAACCGCTCGCGATCAGCAGATGCCTGCTGCTCGGTGATAATGCCCTCCGCCAGCGCGTCATTGACAGCGACAATGGCTTGGCCGGTTTGCTGATACGCCGAATAAAGCGGATCAATGGAGCCGCGCACGCTATCATAAGCTGCCTGCACATCTCGCAGGCGCTCAACATGATTTGCAGCCATCTTGGCGGCTGCTTCCTCGCCCTCTGCCACCGCATCGGCATAGGCTTGCAGAGTGGCAAGCTGGCCTTTCCGTAGCATCTCTAGTCGCTTTTCTGCGGCTTCACGCTCGGGTGCTGTCGACGCTTTTACCCTGCTGCTAGGCGGCTTTGGCGGTTTCGGTCGATCTGGCGCCGCCGGAATACCAACAGTGCCATCGTCGTCATGCTCGCTTGGCAGGAAATCCTCTAACCGGCGGCGGTTGCTAAGCATATCTTTCAGGCGTTGCGGCGTTCCAGGCTGACCGCCGCGCTTTTCGAGGGTATCATCTATCTGCTTCTCAATGCGTTTTATCCGCGCACGGATATCTTGTTCATCGATCTCGCTAAAGAAGTTGCGAACCGCGTTATGGGATTTGCCAATGGCAGATGCAACTTGCGCAATAAAATGCGCCGCATCCTTCAACAGCGGCGTCAGATCGCCCAAGGCAACGGCAAACTCCGTGTTAATAACTGCAGACGCCAAGGAAAATTCTTCTTTAGCCGCCTTGGCCTTATCAACCATCTCCTTGTCCATAACGCCGCCGGCGTCTCTGATCTTAGTTGACAGCCGATCCAGTTCGGCTCCGTTGTTGGCAAAAACCTTCTGTAACAACGTGCTATCGGATGCAATTGCCTCAAGGTAGAAGGTCATATCAGCTTGCGATAGATTGGCTTTCTCCAGTGCTTGTATGTACTTACCGAGCTTTTCCTCAGATGACAGTTTAGCAAAGGCGTCCGCTGTCAGGCCAACGGCTGGCGCTATATTCTCAAAAAAATCGGCAAGCGGCCCCGCCCCGGTCTGCACGAAGTCACCAAATTTATCGTTTACATCCTTGAGGATATCCGCCATCTTTTCGGCGCTAACACCGAATTGCTGCGCGGCGAACGCGACTTCTTGAAACCTCTCGACGCTAAGCCCCGCCACCGACGCTAAGTTTCCAAGTTCCGCCGCGGCGTTGATCATGTTTGATATAGCGCGAGCGCCAAACGCCGCAGCAAGCAATGGCGCTAATCGCTTAGCCGCTGTGCCCAGAGCGGAGAATGATTTTCCGGTCTTTGACAGGTCTTTTTGTGACTTAGCGGCGAACCGCTCCACCCGCTTTTGGTTGTCCGCCATGGCCTTGGCGAACTGCTTATCCTTGGCGGTTAAGATGATGTTTAGTTCTTGAGCGGAAATTGCCACTTTTATCCGTACCTTTCCGCCAACGCCCTCGCATCAGCTAAGCTGGGCGCGTCGCTGCCAGGCTGTTTTGGACTGTTTGCCTTCTGCCAACCATCGAATACTAGCCGAACATCACGCGGGATCATAGCACGGATTTCGACGGGCTTTAGGCCGGCGACGATCCCGCTTCGGATAAGGGATCGGACGTTAAATCTGCCGTCGCCTTTCGAACCCGCTTTTTTTTTACAGTTGGCGTCTGATCCAGCGCATCAGGCATGAGAGCGATTCCCAACACCGCCTGGGCAATCTGGTAATAGCGGAGCAGCATCTCAGCGCCGCCCGCCTCGATGATCTTGTCAGCTTGCGCATCAGACTTGCCGCCACCGACCAATGCTAGCGCCAGCAAATCCTTTACCTCTTTTGACGTCGGTTTTTGCCCGCGCCCAAAGAAGCCATCCCATAGATCAAATATCCCGCGGTGCTGATCTTCAAAGCGCTCAATTTCGGCGCAGCGCAGCAAGAACACATGGGAGGCGTTGCCAACTATTTCGACAACGCCTCCGCGCGGGGCCTTAGCCGTGATCGTCATTATGCCGCCGTGAACGTCACCGCGCCATTAGACTCAAGCGAGGCTGAGAACGTGACCGCGCCCTCCGTGTCACCGCCAAAGTCAAGCGATGTGACGCGGAATTCGCCGGCATACGTCCCGAAGTCTGGCACGACAATCTCAAAATTGGCGACCGGATCTGCCTGCATGGCAATGGTATTAAGCCGGCCTTCCTGAGCGCTTTCGTCGAGGAAAATGCCGTCGCCAGACAGGCTGACCGACTTTAGGCCGTTCAGGCTTTGCGCCCAGAGCGCGCCACCCGGCGTGGCCGCGTCTGGCGTCGTCACGTCGATTGCGGTATTGTTAATGGTCAGACTTTTGCTGTTCATGCCGGCAAATGCCGTGAACGCCTCAGACGCAGCACCATCGCCGATTTTTAGCAGTAGAGAGCGGCCTAATTGTTTTGCCATCGTCTCGATCCTTTCAATTTACGCGAGCGCCCACCTCGCAACCGGGCAGGACCGCTAGGCGGTTTCCATCAGCGCCGAAAACATGATTGTCGCGGTGTAGCCTCTGCCCGCAGCATCATCACGGTCGGCGTAATATTGTTCGCAAATCAACTCGACCAGGGTGAACCCGGTCGGGCTTACAGCGCTTTCTTGACGGTGCAACGCTTCCCGGATCGCCTCTGCGATGCGCGATGCCTCGACACGTCCGGTGGAACGCGAGTGCGCTACCAAAGTCAGAGCAACGTCGGCGCTGGTCGATCCATCCGTGTCGAACGTGTCGGCCACAATGTTGCCAAAACGAGCATAAGGATAAACCGCATTTGCCGGCGGCTCGTCATATAGCCGGGTTGAGATCAAATCAGTCACGCCGCTATCAGTCAGCAGCGCAACCCGAACCGCTTTTTGCAGGGCGAGCGAAAAGCCATCACTCATTTGAAGCCCGCCTCTTTCGCGGCCTTGCGGATCGCGCGCTTGATCCGTCCAGCGTGTTTTTTTCCTAGCAAAGATTGCGTGCGGCGCATGAATGGCATGGGCTCAGTTATGCCGCGATTAAGCAGCCCTCTGCGGCCAGGAACTCGTCGCTTGCGCGTGTACCGCCGCCCGAATTCAATAGAAAGCGCCTTGGCTTGGCTCGGCCCATCATCTGGCGCGGCTTCTACCGATGCGCTCAACGATCCGGGTTGAAAGTCGAATTTTGCGTAAATGCCGCGCTTAAGATCGCCGCTATCGACAGGCGCAAGAGTGCGAGCCCAGCGCACACCCTCAAGAGTCGAAGTGCGGATTGCATCGCCGATAAGTTTACGCTGTATCCGTGGCAAATCTTTGAACGATTTTACGACCGTTTTCGCTTCGACCCTCATGCTGCAACGCCCTTTTCGAGGAGCATCTCTAGTACTTCGCCCATAGAGTCAACTTGAGATATGGATCGGATCGCCCACACCGCATCACGCGCATAGACTCGGTCAGCAACCGTTATCGCTTTTGTCGTAGTATCGGCGCGAACTCGCATTGTCGCCGCCGCCACATCTTGCAGCGCGCCGCCTTCGATTGCTTCCTTGCCGAGACGCTCGCGAAAATCTGCGTGACGATAAGCGTGATCGGCCCAGGCTGCTGTTGTGTTCCCGTAGTCATCAGCAGACGATGCCATCCGCTGGAAAGTCACACGATCCCGAAAGAATCCGGCTCTAGCCATAGAACCGCTCCCGGTGCAGATTCAGCAAATCTTCAAAGCCGAACGGCAGCGTTTTGCTGTTCACGCCGATTAGCTCATTTTCGCGGTTCTCATACCAGTACGCCACCAGCATAAGCATGGCGTGGCGGATCGTGTCCGGCACGTCTGTCGGCGCATCGCCGTAGCCAATCACATATTCGATCTTGATAGCGTCTTGACGGACTTGTGTCGTTGGCCAATTGTATCCGGTCTTTGGCTTTACCGTCTTATTGTGAGACAGACCAAAAACATCATAATTCGCCAAAGTGTCAGTTTGCAGATCGCCGTTCGTGTCATAGTATTTAACCGCCGTCACTGACTGCACCGGGCCAAGCTGCAACGCCACCTCGCGTGGCGGCGTATGGCTCATCCATTGCGCCCATGTTTGCGTGATAAGCCCTTGGCCTAACATGCCGTTTGCGTCAACCGTGGCAATGCCGGCGTTGATTAGCCGATCTAAATAAATGTCCTCGTCATCATGCTCTATGCGTAACTGGGCCTTCACGTCTGCCAAATTGATAGGCAGCGCGGTAGGGCCGGTCACACGTTCGAGCAGATGCAAGTCGTTCATTTCGCTGCCTTACGCGTAGCGGTTTTCTTGATCGCAGTTTCGACTTTGTCAGCCGTATCCACCACTTCGCCGATACCGTTTTCGATCAACCGCTTCGCATAGGCGGCATCAGTGACGTCGATGATATCGCCAGGATTATGGCAAAAGTTAATCCCAGCCATGGACGTAAGCATCCTAATCTTCATGGCAATCTCCCGATAGGGCGGAGCCGAAGCCCCGCCCAAGCCCCACTACGACGCGGCAGTGATCAGGTGCTTGACCGCTGCGGTGTTGGCCAACACGCCGTCGAACCGGATCAAACCGGCAATGCCGAGATCAGGCCAGAAGCGCTCGCGAACCACGGTGACAACCGGCGCGCCGACTTTCCGGACATAGAATTTCGACATATCGCCGAAGATCATGACCTTTTTAGCAGCCGCCAGCGAGTCCATCGCCTGGTTCACGTAGTAGCGATAACCCAGGATCGAACCCGGCACGCCCACCTGATAGTTGCCCATCTGCCACAGGTAGTTGCCGTCGCCGTCTTTCAGCTTGCGGATAGCAGCCAGTGTGCTGTCGTTCAGCATAAAAGCCGCTTTCGGGCTGGACCGGTAGGCCGGATCGACCGAATGCAGCAGATCGATAATTTCGTCTGCCGTGATGGCCGCCGTGCCCGCCGCGGTCTTGCCGAGGCTGGAACCGGTCACGATGCCCTGCACGTCAGACGAACCGCTGCCAGTGGTCAGCTTGCTGTTTGCCATCCGGCCCAGACGCTCGCCAAGCAGGTTGCCGAGGATCGGCTCCATGTTGAAGATGCTGTCCTGAGCGAGTTCGTAGGACCACTTCACCCACTCAGTGTCGAACGCATAAGCGCCAAGCTGAGCCTGACCGAACGTCACGTCGCTGCCGCCATCGTCGGTCAGTGCAGTGCCTTCAGTGTGAGCAACAGCAACCGAGGCGGTGTCGTTCACGGTCGGAATGTTGAACGTAGCGCCGGTGGACGTGTTCAGCGTGGTGCAAATGTCCTCGCTGTACATCGGGCCATAGGCGGCCATTGCTTGGTCGATGAAATTCGCCAGCTCGACCGGAACGGTGTAACCGCCGGCGCTGTTGGTGCCAGCAGTTTGGATGCGCGCTTCGACGTTCTGCACGCCCGCCCGCAGCACACCGCGCACTTCCGGGTCCAGCCCGTCAATGCCGCCGTTGCGGATCAGCTCATAAAACGCTTCGCGGTAGGCAATCGCCTTGCCGGTATCGACGCCGCGGCCTTCGGCATTGGCCGGAACCGGGCGCTTGGAGATATCCACCTCTTTCGCGCGGGCTTCGACGGCCTCGACCTGCTCGTGGCGTTCCACCAGCTTCGAAAGCCGGTCATGTTCGGCCATGGCGGCGTCAAACTCGCGTTCGATTTCCGCGGCGCGCGCCTCGTCGGTGCTATCGGTAACTTCATTTAGCTTAGAGCGGGCTTCGGTCGCGATCCGCGCCATCTGCTCCCGCAGGGTCTTAATATCAGCCATCTAGGGCCTCCATCTAAGGGACTGGACGTCATCACGACGTTCACTCCGAGCCTTGCCCAAGGGCCGGGATAGGGCAGAAAGAGCGAGAGCCGCCCTTACATGGTCAGCAGTTCGCGCTTCATGCGGAGCCGCCGAATTGCCTGAGATTGCGCCTGACGTTCCGCTCGGAACGCCTCCAGGCTGCGCAAGCCAATCTCGGTGCCTTCGTATGCCGGCGTGGTAACGATGCTGACATCGTGAAGCGCAACGTCTTCAATCGTGCGTTTTGGAATGTCTCCGCTATCGTCCCACGTTTGGCGCATCGGAACGAATGCAAACGACATCTTGTCCAGATCGCCGCGTTTCATTTTCGGAACCAGCGCCCGTACATCTGGATCAGTACCATCCAGCACCGTCTCCATATAGAGCCCGCGTTCATCCTCAGATAGCGATAGCGTGCCGGAGCGCGTGCGAGCCAGTGGCAGCCCTGCATGGTTCACCAGAAACACCACATCATCGCCGCGCTCAATAGCGGCAGCAAACGCGCCCGGCGCGATCCGCTCAATAAATGCGCCGCCGATGCTCGTTTCCTCGTTGAACACGGCAGCATAACCGGCAACCCGCACCTCGCCATCGTCATCCGCGCGGATTTCCACCGGCTCCGATAGCGTCCTGATTTCACGCATTTCTGCCTCCGCCACTTCGGCCCTATCGTCGTCATTTTCCGCGGCCACGATGCGCCGCGCCCATGAATAGCCCGGATTCCCTGACCACAACGCCCACGCGATGCGCCCATTGCTCGGGTAGCCATCCTCGCCAGGCCGGAAGCCCTCGGCCTCTTTATCGATCTCGTGCCGGTCAAAATAAGCCTTCATCCGGCGCACAGTTTCAATCGGCAGATCGCGGCCATTCGAGATATCACGTGCTCGCGCAATGCCGACCGCAGTTCCACCCCGGCCA